AAAGCGTCGAACGCGACTACACCTGCAGGCTGATGACGTGGGGAGGGGCAACCCTCCCCGCTTCTTTTCTTTGTTAACTAACTAAACGAAATAGACATGGCTTGCGCTTTAACCACTGGATATAAATTAGGCTGCCGCGACAACGTCGGCGGCATCACGGAGATTAGGCTTGCGCCATTTACGGCGGTAACAAGCATAGTCACGAACGCCTCATCGCAGGTGACAGCTATAACTGGAAGCGTTGGCAGCGGCACAACAGGTGCAGGTGTCAGCGGCTTCTACAAGTACGAACTGCCGAAAGGTGTCGGCCAGTTCACTGAAACGATAAACGCATCAACGGAGAACGGCACGGTCTTTTATCAGCAGGAAGCCACACTCACAATCAACAAACTCCAGCAAGCTGTACGGAATGAGTTGAGGCTCGTGACTACGGCACGTATGATGGCTATCGTAAAAGATCGCAACGGCAGGTTTTGGCTTTTGGGTAAAAACAACGGCATCGAAGTTAGTGCCGGCACAGCGCAGACAGGGACGGCGATGGGTGATAGAAGTGGATATGAGTTGACGCTGACGGGCATGGAAGAAGATCCATGCGTTGAGGTTACGGCCGCAGCTGCAAATGCTGTGACGTCATCGACGCAAACACTTGAAGGCTAACGTATATTAGCGTGCATTTTGGTTGGTTGGAGAACCCTGCGGATGGTGGCGCAGGGTTCTTTTTTTTGGGCTAACTTTGTTCATGCGTGTATGTATAGTTTATAATCAGCATCCGACAGGGTGCAGCTATTACCGCTTGGAGATGCCTTCAAGCCGCGTCCATGAGATGTTCGGCAGCGAGGCCGAGTTCGTGAGCATCGCTGACGTGCGCACCATGAGCGATGAAGAACTGCGGACGATTGACGTGTTCCTGTATAATCGGACGTGGATCGCAGGGCCGTTGGATGCGGTCAAGCCTGTCGCTGACATCCTACGACAGTACGGCGCGAAGATCATTCTTGACATGGACGACTATTGGCACTTGGGGACAGGGCATAGCTTCTACAAGCACTACCACGACACGAACATGTCTGCAATCGTCGCCGAACACGTCAAGCTTGCGGATGCGGTCATCACGACTACGACGTACCTCCGCGATGAAATCGTCAAGCTCAACCGGAACGTGACAATCTGCGAGAACGTGCCGCACCTACTTTACGACCAATTCAAACCGCAACCTACCAAGAGTGAGCGCCTGCGCTTTGGATACTTCGGTGCTGCGCAACACACCGAGGACGTGGCGTTGCTGGAGCTGCCACTGTCGCGCATCTGCGACGATCACACGCTGGAAGGGCGATATATGCTGTACCTTGCCGGGTGGAATGAAGGAAATCCTATTTATCAGCAGTATGAGCAGGTTTTTAGCAACAAGGGGAAAAACAACAACTACGGACGCATACAGGCAGCTGACATTTACAGCTACGTTGGCGGCTACAACTTCATTGACGTTGCGCTTGCGCCTCTGCGCGACAATAAGTTTAACAGGTTGAAGTCGGAGTTGAAGGTCACCGAGGCCGCATGGATGAACAAGGCGATCATCGCCAGCAACGTCTGCATGTATGCCGACTGCATCACTGACGGCTGGGATGGCGTATTGGTCGACGAAAAGCAACCGAAGAAGTGGTACAAGTCGATGAAGGCTATGATCAACGAGCCAGCGATGGCGCGTGAGATGGCGGACAGGCTGACGGCGAAGATGCAGAAGCGCTTTGACATTGATGAAATCACCAGACGCAGGTTCAATTTGTATAAAAACGTGGCAAGGGATATTTACACTAAAGAACTTCATGCTATACCTCAAGGCGAGCCAGAGCAACACGATAGCGGTGACGTGGACGGAGCGCGCGAACAGCGCCACGGTCTACCGCTTGCGGCTGACGAACTTGGCGACGCTGGAAGCCACTGACATCTACCTCAACGCGATTGACAACCTAAGCAGCTACGAAAGCCGCTACGACAAATTCGCCTTCACGTTGGGCGCATTGGACAAAGGGCAGTATCGCTACGAGGTCACCGAGAACCCTGCCAGCTACGCTGCTGGCGACTTCGTGCAGGGCGGCTTGTACACATTTACCGACAGCGGTTATGCCTACATAACGGCGGAATCAGACCAATCTACGAATGCGCCTTGGGGGTGTAAGGGGACGTTCATTGGAGGCTTGTCTGGGCAGATAGGTCAAGGCATTGCCAATACCGCAGCAATCGTGGCAGGTTGCGCAACTGCTGGCATCGCTGCACGGCTTGCCAATGACTTGGTGCTGAACGGATTTAGCGATTGGTTCCTGCCATCAGTGGGCGAATTGAGCGAGATGCGAGTTAAGCTGCATAACGCAGGATTAGGCAATTTCGCAAATCACACCTATTGGACATCATTTGAATACGATGCTGATGAAGCCTACACTATTAACTTCAATAACGGAGTTACAGGCACTCACAGCAAAGACAATACCTCTAACCGCTACACCAGAGCCATGCGCCGCTTTCTTCTGCCAGCAACCGCGCCAAGGGTGATCGAAACAGGATTGGCGCAAATCGAAACGACAGAGCAGACATACAGCAAAACCACCAACACGATTGACTACGTTTCTTATGACTAAACTAAACTTCAGCTTCATCCCACAGGCGGACTATCGCTACCCTTTGATGCTACAATCAAAGGCTAACGACCTATACACCTTCGGGGAGATGAACGACTACCCATACTATTTGCTCGATATATACAAGAAAAGCGCGAAGCACAACGCGATTATCAACGGCAAGTGCAACTACATCTCTGGCAAGGGGTGGGCAGTGGATGCGGATAAGACCACTGTCGCGCAACAGGCAAAGGCGGAGGCGTTCATGGCTGACGTAAACGAAGACGATGACCTGAACGACCTGACGCAAAAGTTCGTCTTGGATCTCGAACTGTTCAACGGATTTGCGCTTGCGGTGACGTGGAACAGGGGTGGCGGCATCGCCTTCATTGAACACGTGCCATTTGAAAAGGTGCGAGTGTCGCTGGATGATACGATGTTCCTCATTGCCGATTGGTACGACGAGCGTATGATCCGCCAGTACCCGAAGGGCGCGGAAGTTGAGCGCATGCCCAAGTTCGACCCGAATAACCGCGTCGGCAAGCAGCTATTCTATTATAGGCACTACGCAGCTGGTGTCAAGCACTACCCGCTGCCAAACTACCAAGGCGCACTGGCGTACATCGAGTGCGATGTTGAAATAGCGAAATTCCACATCAGCAACATTCGCAACCAGTTCTGGGGTGGGCAGATGATCAACTTCGCTGATGGCATCCCGACGGACGAGGAAAAACAAGAGATAGAGAGGCAGATGCGCAACAAGTTCAGCGGCGCAAACAACGCAGGGCGCTTTGTGCTGACGTTCAGCACCGGCAAGGAAAACGCGCCGAGCATACAGTCGCTAACACCGAGCGACCTTGATAAGCAATTCGACTTGCTGAACAAACAAATACAAGAAGAGATTTTCGTGGCGCACAACGTCACCTCGCCGATGCTGTTCGGCATCAGAACGGAGGGGCAGCTGGGAGGCAGAAAGGAATTGTCGGAGGCGTATGAGCTGTTCAAGAACACCTACATCATGAACCGCGTTCTAATAGTCGAGCGCATGATCAACTACCTCACGTCATTCAACGGCTACGAGTGCCTCTACCTGCAGCCTTTCGACCCGATCACTGAACAACTTTCGGAGCAGGCGCTGATGCAGATTTTGACGCAAGATGAACTGCGCGAAAAGGCGGGTTATGAGCCATTGCAGCAGAACGACGGCACAACTACACCGCCAGTTGATGAAGTGGCCGTAGAAGCGAGCGCAGGTGTCAACGAGGCTATCAAGACGCTTTCGGGGCGGCAGTACCAAAACCTGATGCGTATTGTGCGCCACTATTCGCAGGGCAAGGTCACACTCGAACAGGCGCGGACGATGCTGACGGCTGGCTTCGGCCTCAACCCGGAACAGGTTGATCAGCTATTGGGCGTGAAAGAGCAGGCGTTCACCGATGAAGCTGATGAGTTGGAATTCCTGGCGCAGGTCGGCCAGCAGTTCGGTGAAACGCGCGACAGCTTCGAGGTGCTGCAAGAGCGCGAGTTGGACTTCAACGAATACGGCGAGGCGGAGTTCTTCATGCAGTTTGCAGTTTCCGATGAAGACAAGGCGCTGGATGACAAAATCGTAAAATATAGGCGCAAGCGCGAGGATGCCACGGTGGAAGAAATGGCCAAGGAGTTCGGCGTCAGCAAGGCGCGAATCCGCAAGCGCATCCAATACCTGTTGCAGGTCAACAAATACCCGCTGAAGCGCGGCATCGGTGAGGCGACGAGGGAGGAGAAAGTGCCAGAGCCAATTGTCGAAGTGCGCTACCGGTACGACTGGCGGCCAGAATACCGGGGATTAAGCAAGGCTGACGGCTACGACAAAAGCCGCAAGTTCTGCCAAGTGATGATGGATTTAAGCAGCGCACGACTGTACACACGCGACGACATCAATCAGCTGACGGCGTTGATGGGGTATAGCGTCTGGGAACGCAGAGGCGGATGGCTGACGCTTGAAGATGGCAGGCACAGGCCGTCGTGTCGGCACATGTGGGTGCAGCAGTTGGTCATCAAAAAAGGTACACAAGTTGAAAGAATCGTAGAATGAGCAAGGCACTATTTATTTCGGAAAACACGCTGATCGAAAATTCGGTCATCAGCGAAAACGTAAGCTACACGCAGCTACGTCCCACCATTGTCAAGGTGCAAGAGATGCACATTCAGCCAGCGGTGGGATCGGCGCTTTACGCGGAACTCGTGACGCAGGTCATTGCAGGCACTTTGTCGGCTAACAACACGACGCTGATGCAGACCTACATTCAGCCAGCGATCATTCAGTGGATGTACTTTGAGTTGCCAATGGTGCTGGCCTTCAAATTCATGAACAAGGGCATGGATCGGCGCAGCAGCACGGAGTCGTCACCAATGAGCGAACGTGAGATGACGCGCTTGATGGACAAGAGCCGCGACGATGCGGAGTGGTACACCGAGCGCATCACGCGTTATTTGCAGGAGAACCACACGCTATTCCCGCTGTTCGACAATCCTCCTGTCGCCATTGACACGATCTACCCAGCCAACAGCGCCTACCAGACCGGCATGGTTTTAGGTCGCAGGGGCAGGTATCGCGATCCGCTGGACTACCCGGAAAACCGACGCAACTACTTTTAATGGCGCACTCGAAGAACGTAAACAAACTAAAGCAATTCTATGAGCAGTTGGGTAACGATCAAAAACGACCTGATAGCCTTCGCGGAGTCGCACCTGCAGCTGAACGCGGTGGGTTTCGGCGATCCGCTGGCGATCGGCACGGACAACGTGATCAACCTGCGGACAACCGACAGGGATAGGGTCATCTACCCGCTTTTGTTCGTCGATGCGCAGAGCGCGTCAATGCCCATAGGCGCGACCAACCTAACGGTCAGCGTGCTGGTAATGGACAGGGTGGCAGACCTTCGCGGTGTGGATGCGACGATCAGTGGCAGCGTCGTCTACCGGTGGACTGACAACGAGGACGAAGTGTTAAGCGACACCCTGCGTATCATGCAGGACTTCGTCGCGGAGTTCACCGATGACCCTGACCGCGACTACACGATCACAGGCGCGGTGAGTGCTACGCGCTTCGTGGAGGCACGCGATGACAAGGTCGCTGGGTGGCAGGCTACGGTCGTGTTTGAGTTGCCGTATAGCCGCAACGTCTGCCAGATACCAACACGTTAAAAACACGATTACAGAATTGCATAGAATTGGGTTAAATGATATTTACAACTAAAGAAAAAAACAATGAACGTAGGACAACAAATGGATGCGCTGATTGGCAGGGGGATGACCGCCGAGGTTTTGAACACAACAAACGCCTCTGGTACTTTGGTGACAGGTCGCACCTATGACGTGTTGATCGTCAATCAAGAGGCCAAGTTTACGACGCTTACCGATAGCAATGGCACGAATATGATGACGGCGGTCGCGAGTGGCGGCATCGGTGCTTTTGCATCGGGACAGGCATTCAGCCCGGGCATGATTATAGCCGCCAACAATGGCCGCAGAATTGCAGCGGTGACTTTGAACGCTGGCAGCGTTATCGGCTACACGATGCAGAGTGTCACGATTGTAAGCGCAGTATAATGGCATTAGGACTTGGCTACGGCTTGCCGTTTGTCGCGCAACACGGCAGCAACCCATACAAGACGCAATGGGCGGCGGCATTGGAAGGTGCCAAGGCGGCAGGGGCAACGGTGGAGGATGAGAATGCAGGCGTAGGCAGCTGCCTTGTGTCGCGAGGTCAAGAGGCGTACACGGCAGGTCTGCCATCGACGCCTTCGCTGCTGATTGTTCCGCAATTCTACAAGGCTGGCAACCTATACCAAGACGTGCCTCCATTTGTGGCGGAGGACAGCACGATGCGGTTCACCGTCAGCCGCAACACGACGGCAACGCGCGTCAATAGCAGTGGCCTCATTGAAAGCGTCGCATCGGGCGTGCCTCGTATCGACTGGCTGGGGCAGTCGTGCCCAGCGCTGTTGGTGGAGCCGAGTGGGCAGAATCTTTGCTTGCAGAGTGAGGAGTTTACCGTTAGCGGAACGTGGACAAGTGCAACAGGAGGAACAGGCGTTGCACCTATTGTGACTCAAGCAACAGGAATTGTTGACCCTGCAGGAGGCAACACTGCTGACCTAATTCAGTTAAATGTTGGTTCAGGTACGCTTTCAACTGACTTTAGTATTTTGCGCCAAAGTATTACAGTCACAGCCGTTGCTCATACGTTTAGCGTTTACCTGCGTAGTGCAACAAGTGGAAACCAATTTGTGGCTATTCGATTCGACAGTGCGCCGCAAACAATATTAACCATTACGCCATCTTGGCAGCGATTTACATTTACAGGAACTCCGACTTCTGGCAGTCGTGACTTTGGTTTTGACTTACGAGGGAATAACACAAGTGCAAGTGGCAGCACTCAATTCTACGCTTGGGGCGCACAGCTCGAAGCCAGCAGCGTAGCGACCACCTACATCCCCACGACCACAGGAACAGGCAGCCGCAACGCAGACCAAATCACCGCATCGGGTGCGCTCGTCAGCGGGTTGATTGGGCAGAGCGCTGGAACGATTTATGCGGAGGTGGATGTGAAGCAACTTGTTGGCGCAGTTGCCAAAACATTTATAGACATTGGCGTTGCAAATAATCGGATTTTTATAGGATTTACATCTCTTGCAAGCAACACAATACGCCTACAAATTGACACAAGCGATGGCGCTGCAAGAGCGGATATAAGGTCAGCTGTGGCATCCGCAGGAATCATTAAAATTGCCGCTGCATACAAAAGCACTGATTGTGCGCTATATGTAAACGGAGTTAGCGGAACAGTAACTAATAATAATTCGTTTACTTTTTCTGCATTAAGTGCCATAAGTTTAGGCAAGACACTATCAGACACAGCATTCCTCAACGACCGCATCCGCGCCGCCGCACTCTACACCACCCGCCTCACCGATGCCCAACTCGCCGAATTAACCCGACTCTAATGGCTACCTTCCGCAAATACGCCTTCCCCAACGAGGCGACATTCACCGCGCTACCACAACCGCAAGGCTTCGCAGTGCCGCTGGGTGAAATAGAGGGCACTTACTGCGTCGACATTCTTTGGGATGCAGAGCCAAATGCCGAGTACCTGCCCTATGAGTGCTGGCCTCCGCCTGTCGGGGTGCATACCTTCCTCGGCTGGGATGACCAGTACGGCAAGGACTACACCGAGCGCGACGACGTATCTAACACACTAAACGAAGATTAACAATGATCGACTTCCTCAAATCAATCGGCATCAACCTCGGCCTGACCATCGCTGGCTTCTTCGGCGCACTACTGCTAGCTCCCAAGATGAAGAACTGGAAAATGCAGCTGATCGCCGTCCTTTCAGGCACGTTATCCGCAACCTACATCGCGCCTGTGATCATCGGCATCCTGAACATTAAAGCGCCGAACATCGAGTACGGCCTCGCCTTCATCGTCGGCTTTTCAGGCGTCAAGATCACGGAGGTACTGGAAGTGCGCATCATGAAGCTGCTGAAGTCAACACCAAACCAATAACATGAAGATAACCCGACGCGCAGCCAACGTCCACACGATTGACTGCGAGGGGAAGGAGGCGGAGTTTCTGCTCATCAGCGACCTGCATTGGGACAATCCACACTGCGATCGTGACTTGCTGAAACGGCACCTCGACGAAGCCGTGCGCCGGAACGCCAAGATCATCATGAACGGCGATACCTTCTGCCTGATGCAGGGGCGCGGAGATCCACGCAGGGGCAAGGATGAAATCAGACCTGAACATAATAAAGGCAACTACCTGCAGGCCGTCGTGAACGACGCAGTGCAGTGGTTCAAGCCTTACGCCAAGCACATCGCGCTGATTGGCTACGGCAACCACGAAACGAGCGTGATCCGCAATGTCGAGTTCGACGCCTTGCAGATGTTCGTCACGCTGCTAAACCACGAGTGCGGCACTGACGTTCAGCTTGGCGGCTACGGCGGCGCGATCCTGTTCGGCTTCACGCATAGTCCTAAAGCGAACCACCGGACACGCTTTGCGATGCACTACTACCACGGCTCAGGCGGAGGTGGACCAG